GTTTTATGCGTGCCCACTCAATCATATAATCTTAAACCCTTGGTCAACGTGAAGAAACCCAACCAACTTCATCTTGTTATTCTTATTAGCAAACTCAGTGGTAGATGGCAACCACTTCTCTGCCCACTCTACATCCTTAAGGTCAAGCAAAGCGAATGCCCAGATACCATCAGGTGTGGAGTTAACATACCAAGGCGATAGCCCTAACTTAGATGACTCTTCAAGTAAGAAGTCATACTTCATCTTCTCAATCAGTAACTCAGGGTAATGGGTACGTCTGCACTTAAGTTCTATAAATAGTTTTGCTTCTTCTGATATGCAATCAAAGCCATCGTATTCTTCGGGGGAGTGTACTAAGTCGGGGAACTTCTCTGCCTTAAGCCAATCAAAGAGTTCCTGCTCTTTCATCTATCCCACTTTCCTCGCAATACTAACAGTCCAATTATACCATAGTTGGCTATATCCTTGAAGGAATCCTCAAGTGGTTCGTTCTCTGCGGTAACGTTGCCTTGTTTAGTGAGGTTAACAATGCGGGCTATCTTGTCCCACATACGCACCACTAGTCCATTGGTTGCACCGTAAGGTGAGTTGCTAATGTTCTTCGGTCCGTAATCCCTATGCTTCTTGATGAGTAAGTCACCAAGTTCTTGCATCACATCACGTACATCTAACTCGAACTCCGCCCAGTTAGTATCGGTATGTGTATGGTTACTACTAGGGTTTTGTCCTCCACCAAATAACTCTGGACATTCAGCCCTTGTTCGACCAGATGGGTTATAATCTGCCATATCTCTTCACGCTCCGCCTTCTTCATCTGTGTCCTTTGCTAGTAACTTCTCAATGTTTGCATCGAGGTCTTGCATAGCAGACTTAACTACCATATCCTCAACTAATTCATCAATCATATCGAAACCCATCTCCGCTGCAAATAGCGTGACGTATGTTGACTGAGTAATTAATTCAATCTGTTCCGGTTCATCTGAATGGTTGTACATAAATCTAAGCAATGACCCTAGCAATAACTTCATACCATTAGGTAGCACATAGTATGGGTCGAACTCTTCATCATCTTCCAACGTGTGGTCTATCAATTCAAATGAGTTTTCAAATTGAGTTTCACAATCGTGGCAGTATGATTCAGGTGGTTCATTAGGGTCAAAGTCCAACGCTACAAATCCAACTTCTCGTGGAAGTATCCCGCTCCCGCTTGTACATACATAGAGTTTACGTCTTCTCCTTCTGGCAGTTGCACGATGGTGACTGGCAACTCTCTTGCAAGACTTCGAGCGAACTCTGTTCCTGGTTGGTCTCCATCTGCGAAGATGAATACTCTTTCAAAGTCTGCGAGTAATCTTGTATAGTGTCTCTTCCAAGAATTCGCACCTGGTACTCCAATGCAAGGTATGCCAACACAATAAGACAAAGTAATAGTATCCAGTTCACCTTCGCACACTCCAATAAAATCGCCTGCTTGTTCTATGTCAAGCACGTTGTACATCCTAGTCTCTGCCCCAGTCATACCCATATACTTGGGTTCTACTGCAGGGTTAAGACTTCTAAATCGTAAGTCTACTACACCTGTCTTAGTAATGTAGGGTATAGATAATCTTCCAGCGTATTGTTCGTGACCAACTTCAGGTTCCGAGACCACGCCTAATGACGCCAGACGTGCTACTTCCTGACTGATTCCTCTGCTTGCTAGGTAATCTGACGCCAGATGAATACTTCCCGCGTACTTGTGGCTGGCTTTGCCCAGTAATTCCTTCTGCAAATGTCCTTGCTTCATTTATATTTACTCTCTCCTGTTGCGCTATGAGTTGTAAACTGTTGCCTTGAATGCCACAGGCAAAGCATATAAAGATATTCTTATCGAGGTTGGCTGAACCTGATTGGTGCGTATCTGAATGGAACGGGCACTTGAGATTAACTTGCCCGTGTCCTTGTCGTATGTTCGCACCATAGTGACGCAAGACATCTGCGATGCTTGGCAAATCATTGTCAATTTTTGTCACCTGATTTCTCCTTCATCCACTGTGTTAAATCTTGAATGACCCAGGCATTTTCTATGCCAGAGTTGCGACGTTTAACTACGACATAATGCAGGGGTACTTCCGATATATCCCTAGCCTTAGCGTAGTTAACCGCCTCAACCTGTGCCTCTTTCCAAAACTCAGGAAGCGATAGGCTCTTCCTGTTTTTCAGTTCGAGTATGTATGTCTGTCCCGAGACAATACAAACCATATCACCTTCATCTTTTGCACCAGCCTTAGTAAGACGTTCTGCCATAGCACCCATCTTACGTAGCCATTTCATTACATCAGTTTCAAACTGCGAACCCTTGCGCCCATTAGGGTTTGCCATTACGTTGCACTCTTATCCTTACGCAAGATACGTTGTGCCCAAGATAGACCAGCGTTGAGTCCATCAGTCCATTCATCAGTGACAGGTACCTTGGCTGCTTCAATCTTCTGAACCAATACCTCAGTCTCTTCTTTAATTTTAAGTACGATAAGTGCACGCATCTCTTGCGTGATGTCATCTTCTTCTTCTCTAATCATATTACTCCCTAAACTCTGAGATTGGTACACGCCAACCGCTGATGTACGAATCATACCATTTGTCTTGCATATAGTGTCCCGCCACGATGTACCCATAGACCTCAACTTCAGAATAATATTCTGTGTCTAGCACCTTGGTGCCAAAGACATAGTTATCTTTATCTTTTTCCCAGAATGGGATTGAGTCTTGAGTTCTTATTGAACGCACCTCAAAGTTAGTTCCGACATCTGCAATCGCTTTGCGCGTTGGGTGTAGATGATTGGGATACCAAGGTACATTCCAACTGACGTTGTACTGCTTGGCTACAGCCCACTCGCACACGTTAGCCCTGACATTAGATAACAACTCGTGTTCAAGTTTTCCATCTGCCTTACCTTGTGCGTAGTTAGGTTTGTCCTCTGACCCAAACTTTGTTAGCCATCTTTCTGATGCCAACATAGTAGATACTCGAACTTCTTCCTGAGATAGTTTGACTATCACAACTACCCATTCTCTGGTATGTCTTCGACATACATATACTCAGGGTTAAATGATAGCCAACAAGTCAGGTTAGCGTTAGCATCGGCACGCCCGTATCTATTCTTTACCGGAGCAATAGCCATAGAAGTACCAACAATACCGAGTGTGCATATAAGGGCAGGTAGTTGAGCCACCTTACCTTGAAGTGCTGAACGTGGTTGGCACGGAGTACCAAGTACACCTTCAGAAGTATGATGAAGAATAATAACCCCAGCGTTAGTTGCACGAGCAAGATACTTTAACTCCTTCATAATCGCACGCATTGATGCAAACTCTTCACCACCATCGGTTGCTATATCCATAAGGTTATCAACAAAGATAGCCTCGGGCGGTACGCCCCATAGTTCCTCAAAGGCTTCGACCTCTTCGAGAATATCCTGCAGGGTAGGTGAAGATTCAAATGACCAGACTATATGGCTTGCTCTATGGAGCACAGCCTTAGTCCAACCTGTATCTGTATTCATTAAGTGTTCAACGTCTGTCTGATTCTTACCACTAATCATTGACGCTAGGCGCATAGCCATAGTGTGTGCGTTGGTATCTGCAGATATATACAGAGTGGGAACGTGCATACGAAGGGCTAAAGCCAGTGCTAGAGTGGACTTTCCGACACCTGGTACACCTGCAAGCATAGAGACTTCTGCTCTACGAAATATAATTTTGTTTGCATCGAATGTTTTGAAGCAACTTGGTAGTGGTTCACCACCTATGTCGGCTCTGCCAACACTTCTTACTAATGTTCTCATTGACTCTCCTGTCTAATGTTAGAAGTAGGGCAGTCACCTTCCCCGATTAACTACCCTACTTCTAATTCTTATTTAGTTTACTGGCTTACATTGGTCGGGAGTTCCCTGAGGAGTCGGGCAAGCCCAGAAAGCGTAAGGCTTCCCAGTTGTCTTGCTCATTCCCTGTCGGAATATTCTCGCTCCGTGCACGCACGTTGGTGTTGTTGGGTGCCCCGATGAGGGCGGTTGGGTTTGTGGTGCTACCCCACCGAACGGATTGTCCGCCTGGATTGGAGTTGAGAATCCAGATGGCGTTGTGCCTGCTGTGGAATTCGATGTCGATAAAGGGAGCACAGTGTAAGCACCTGCTACCTTCTTAGATACTGCTGCAATCTGTGTTGAGTAATCGCCAATGCCTTCTAGCAATACACTCAGTTCGTCTGCACTATTAGCACGGACGTTAATCAAATCTCCATTAGGAGACTTCATAGAAACTTGTAGTTTCCAGTCTTCGTTTGCCATAATTTATTTATCCTTCTTAGTGAATTGGCAGTGTTCTTTTAAGCCACAAAAACTGCACGATTGTAGGTTCGGTAGAAATATACCAGCCTTGCGAGCCTTATCAAAGCCATCGACGAAATATTCAAGCGTGTCTAAAGTATATCTACTAAGGTCAATCATCTCTCCTGTCCCCGATTCACGAGACATCCAGTAGTTGCCTAGATTGACTGGAACTCCAATCATCTGCTCGACTCCCACTTTGTAGAAGCCTAACTGAAGGTCAGAGGTTGGTCGTGTGCGTGAAGTCTTAAGGTCGACAATCACAAGTTGTCCGTTAACCTCAAAAATTCTGTCGATAAACATCTTCACTGGCACGCCTGCGATGACTGGATTAAGTTCTAATTCGATAGCACGTGCACCTTGCGGTGTCGTCCATATCTTCCAGTCAGGGTTGTTCTGTCTCCACTTGATGTAGTTGTCTACCCAAACGGAGCCATTAATATTCCACCAATTGCCGTCTTCCTTGTTAGGATTTTCTTTGGTGGCTCGACCTGCTCTACGAGCAGTCTCAAGATTGAGTCCTTCTGTTTCTTTGCGCCAGGCTTTCGCCCACAATTCATTGGTTGTCGTAATCATACAACTCCGTTGCATAGTGGAAAGCACGTCCGCCTGCTGACCAGATGGATGGTTCTTCTGGAACCTGGAGTAGTCGACTTAAGTAATACTGATAACCACAGGTCAGATATGTTGTGAACGCTGAGTAAGATATATGCTCAGGTAATTCGTAATCGTCTAACTTAATCATCAAGGAAGTCCACGAGATAGTCAACCTCTTCACGCAATTCCATTACTGATTCGTGCAGTTCTGATAATGCAACAGTAAGTTCTGCTAGTAGGTATGCTATATCGTCGTGTTCTTCTTCGTGTTTCTTAAATGGATTCCACATAGTTACTCCTGTCAGTTGTTTAGATAGACCCCCCGAGAGGACAGGAGGTGACTCAATCAGGGGACCTATCTAATATTCAGTTGATTATTAATATATATTATTATATATTATATAGGCGCCTAGCGCCTTATATAGTATATTATATATTAATAATTTAATTGTACACAAGCGATTGGAAATCTATGAGCGACACGCCGAACTTCCCTAACTGGTTCGATGGTCAGAGG